ATACATGGAAGTCGTGTTAATTGGCAAGGCAAAAACACAGGTCAAACTTAATTTTGCAATTACAGCCATTGTCGCCAGCAACAGCAATGCTGGGTCACTGGACAATCTAGAAAAGCTCATAATCGGAATTCTTGCGGCAATGCCCGCAGGATACGTCGTAGGCGTAATTGAAAAGCCAACGGTGTTGGAAGTAGGACAGTCTCCAATGCTTGTCGCTGACATAAACGTTTCGACTTATTACACTCAAACAACATAGGGGACAAAATGCCAACGACAATCATAACTGGTCGCGATTTAGTCGTGACCATTGCAACCGTTAACTATGACGCACAGGCGACCAGCGCAACTCTTGCGAACAGCCCAACCGTCGAGACATACCAAACACTGGACGGCAAGGCTTACAAGCACATTGACGATCAGTGGACTTTTGACATTTCAATGCTTGCTGACTGGGGCGCATCAGGTTCACTTTGCGAGGCATTGTGGACAGCTTGCGAAACAGCACCAAACACAACGCTGGCAGTTTCAATGACAGCGGTTACAGGCGCAGTTTTTGCATTTAACGTAATGCCAGTGTTTCCAAGCGTCGGCGGTGCTGCACCAGATGCACAGACCGTTGACCTATCATTTGTCGTAGTGGGAACACCTACTGAGACATTTAGCTAAAAACTACTAATCGGGAGACAAAATGAAACTACCAATCACAATTGAATACACAAACGGCGATCAGATCACTTACACAGCTGCACCGCCAGAGTGGGTCAAATGGGAAAAGCACACAGGTCACACAATTGCTCAGGCACAGGAAAAGATCGGCATTTCCGATTTAGTATTTCTTGCCTATCACGCTATGAAGCGTGAAGCAGCTGGAAAGCCTGTTAAGCCGATCGACATTTGGACAGAAGGTATTGCTGAGGTAATCGTAGGTGAGGCAAACCCAAAAGCTACGCCGTCGGAAGCCTTAGCAGAATAATTTGGGAGGTAGCTCTGGCAACAGGGCTACACCCAGATGTTTTTGAGACAGCCGAGGACATTTTAACCGTGATCGAGATTTTGGAAAGGCGCGCAAATGGCTAAGGACGCAATCAGCTATGACAAAACTGAGCTGCGCGCCATTGTGCGATCTTTCAAGGCAATGGACGAGGAAGCAACAGACCAAGCCAAAGAGGTCACCTCCGAGCTTGCAGAATTTGTGAAACAAAAGGTTATTGCCACAGCTGGTCAACGCAACAATCGCGCATCAAAGATAATTGCTGAGGGCGCATCAGTGCGCAAATCCTCCAAAATTGGTGAGATCGGCTACGGCTTTGCGCGCCAGAAATTAAGCGGTGGCGGTACGACTCAGCAGGTTTGGGGCGGGTATGAGTTTGGGTCAAACAAATACAAGCAGTTCCCAGTATGGTCAGGTAAAGAAAGCCGTGGAGGTTCACGCGGTTGGTTTATTTACCCAACACTGAGATCAGTGCAACCAGACATTGTAAAAAAATGGGAAGAAGCTTTTGGAAAAATAGTTAAGAGGTACGCATAATGGCTGGTCTAAGTCGTACGCTCAAACTCTCCATACTTGGAGACGTTGACAACCTCAATAAATCGCTTAAAGCAGCCAGCAAAGATGTTGACACTTTTGGCGACAAAATGGGCAAGGTTGGCAAAATGGTTGGCGCGGCTTTTGCAGCTGCTGCCGCTGCCGCTGGTGCTTACGCAATCAAGATCGGCGTTGAAGGCGTCAAGGCGGCAATCGAGGACGAGAAGGCACAGACACAGCTTGCCGTCGCCTTAGAAAACGCCACAGGGGCTACAAAGGCACAAATTGCTGCCACTGAGCAATCAATCTTGCAAATGTCTTTGGCAACTGGTGTGGCAGATGATGAGCTGCGCCCAGCTTTGGGACGGTTGGTCAGATCAACCTCAGATACAGAAAAGGCACAGCAACTACTTGCCACAGCTTTAGACATCAGCGCAGCCACAGGCAAACCGCTGGAAAGCGTCGCAAATGCTTTAGGCAAAGCTTATGACGGCAATACAGCATCACTGGGCAAACTAGGCATTGGCTTATCAGCTGCTGAATTAAAGACCATGAATTTCACACAGGTGCAAGGCAAATTGTCAGACCTGTTTGGTGGCGCAGCAGCGCGAAATGCTGATACATACGCAGGGCGCATTGCTCGCATGCAAATTGCATTTGACGAAGCAAAGGAAACAATTGGTTTTGCCCTGTTGCCAATCCTTGAAAAGCTTATGGGTTTTATTAACAACAACGCTTTGCCAATCATCAACGCATTTAGCGGTGCATTTAGCCTTAACGGCAATGGTCTTGGCGGTGTCATCACAACACTTGGCAACATTATCACCAGCGTATTTACGCCAATTATCAATGGCATGATTAAAGCGTTTGGGTATGTTCGAGATGCAATCGGTGACAACCTTGACACTTTCAAGGAATTTGGGGCGTTGATTGCAACCTATGTTGCACCAGTCATAGGCACAGTTTTGGGCGGTGCGTTACAAGTAGCAGGAAAGATCGCAGGTGGCGTTATTGATGTCATTGCTGGCGTTGTCAAAATTCTCAATGGCTTAATCTCAGGTGCGGTTGCAGGTATCAACGCTTTAATTTCTGCCTATAACGCAATACCGTTTTTACCAAATGTCAGCAAGATTTCAACACCGACGGTCAGTGTGCCTACAATTAAGACACCAACAGTGCCAACAACAGCGACGACTATTCCAAAGATTTCAGCACCGTCAGGCGGTGGCGCGACGACCAAGTCAAGCGGTGGCGGTATTTCAACAGCTGCAAAAGTGGCTGCAACCGCTGCCGCTGCGACGACTGGTTTCATAGGTTCACCTGAGTCTCGCGGGTTGTCAGATAGAGCAAATTCTGAGCGTCTTGGTTTAGGTACAACAATCAACCTGACCGTGACTGGTGCGTTTGATAAGGAAGGCACAGCACGCACAATCGTTGACACATTAAACAACAGCTACTATCGCGGCACAGGCGGCGCAACTAACCTGCAAATAGCATGACCCAGTGGACACCAGTTTGGCTGGTAGAGATCGACGGCGTTTCTTATACAAACGCGGTTTTGGCTAACCTAACAATTAGATCAGGTCGAACAAACATTTACGAGCAAGCTCAAGCAGGTTATGTCAATTTGCAGCTGCTAGACGTTAATCAGGCGACCATACCTGTCAACATCAACAGCAGCATTTCAGTGCAGGTGCAGGACACATCAAGCTCATACGTCCCAATCTTTGGTGGCACAGTCGTTGACATTGCCGTTGAGGTGCGCGACGTAGGCAGCACAATGTTCACCCAGACATACAGCATCACAGCACTTGGCGCGTTGTCTCGTTTGCCAAAAGCGTTGACAAATGGCGTGCTGTCTAAAGATTTTGACGGCGATCAAATCTGGGAAATTTTGTCAGACTTATTGCTTAACACTTGGGCAGAAGTCCCAGCAGCTGAAACGTGGGCAGATTATGACCCAACAACAACATGGGCAACAGCAGAAAACGTTGGGCTGGGTGAGATCGACCGCCCTGGTGATTATGAGTTAGCTGCTAGGTCTAGTGAGCGCACAGACGTTTATTCTTTGGTATCAAAGCTTGCAACGTCAGGTCTTGGCTACATTTACGAGGACGCATTTGGGCGCATTTCTTACGCTGATGCAACACACCGCAGTTTGTACCTGTCAAACAATGGTTATGTACAGCTGACAGCCAACCAAGCACGCGCAGCTGGTTTGCGCGTTGAAACAAGGGCAGGCGACGTACGCAATAACCTGACTATCCAATACGGTGCAACCAGCAGTGCAGAGCAAAGTGCCAGCGACGCTGACTCAATTTTGCAGTACGGCACGTTGTCTCAGATCATTTCAACAACCTTGCACAACTCAGCTGATGCAACCCAGCAAGCCAATTTTTACCTTGCATTGCGCAAAACACCGCAAGCAATCTTTAGTGAGATCACGTTTGACCTGACAAATCCAGAGCTAGACAACAGCGACCGTGACAACCTCATTGGCGTGTTTATGGGTGAGGCAGTAGCAATCAATGACCTACCAGCGAACATGGGCGGTATCTTTCAAGGCTTTGTTGAGGGCTGGTCATTTCAAGCGTCGTACAACCAACTCTCGATTACTCTTAACATTTCACCAACGGCTTACTCATTGCAGGCTTTGCAATGGGACGAAATCTCAGCTGCATTTACTTGGTCGGGCGTGTCGCCAACACTCGACTGGGCACGTGCGACAATAGTGGTCTGATAAGGAGACAACATGGCAAACCCAACAACAAACTTTGGCTGGCAAATGCCAACCTCAACCGATTTAGTCACAGACTTACCAGCAGACTTTGAGGTCTTTGGGCAAGCTGTTGACACGGCATTGGTTGATCTTAAAGGTGGCACAACAGGTCAGGTCTTGTCTAAGGCGTCAAACACGAACATGGATTTCACATGGGTGACAACCGACGACGCAAACGCAATTCAGAATTCAATTGTTGACGCAAAAGGCGACATTGTTGCAGCTAGTGCAAACGACACACCAGCACGCCTAGCAGTAGGCAACAACGGCGAGACACTTGTAGCAGATAGTTCAACTGCCGTTGGACTTTCGTATCAATCTAACTGGGCTGCTGGCAAAAACAAATTCATCAATGGTGACTTTAGAATAAATCAAAGAAACTTTACAACAACAACAACATCTGGAACTTTTGGTTTTGATCGTTGGTTGATGTCAGCAAGTAACGGAACATCAACTTATTCAGCACAAACTTTTACACCAGGCGCAGCACCCGTAGCAGGTTATGAAGGAACTAACTTTGCGCGTTTAGATTCAACTGGACAAACGCTTTCTAGTGCACTCACTTTTATACAACAAAGAGTTGAAGATGTGAGAACTTTTGCCAATCAAACTATTACTGTTTCATTTTGGGCAAAAGCAGCAAGCGGAACACCAAAAGTCAGCATCGAAGCAGACCAACAATTTGGATCAGGTGGTTCAACAAGAGTCACAACTTATGGCGGACAAGTAACGCTTAGCACATCTTGGGCGCGTTATTCTGTTAGTTTTACTGTTCCTTCAATTTCTGGAAAAACTATTGGTACAGGTAGTTATTTAGGATTTTATTTTTGGACTTCTGCTGGTACTGATTTCAATAGTCGAACAAATAATTTAGGTATTCAAACCGCAACCATTGATTTTTGGG